TTTGAGATTCATCAAATAATTTGCCATCAGCAAACCCCATTTCAATTGCCGTGTCTGCAGACATCCATTTTTCACTATCCATCATTGCGGATACTTCTTCACGGCTGAGATTTGTCTTTTTAACATACGCATTTAGAATGCTTTCTTTAACCTCTGTAAGTATCTCTATAGCTTTTTGCATGTCTTTTACTTCGCCTTGGGCCACTGTTAACGGATTATGAATCATCATTACACTGGTTGGAGACATTAATATTTCATCTCCTGCCATTGCTATAACACTGGCTGCTGAAATTGCAGTACCATCAATCTTTACTGTAACTTTACCTTTATGGTTTTTAAGTGCAGTATAAATAACGCTGGCTGCAAAACATTCTCCGCCATTAGAATTTATCCATACTGTCATATCTTTGCCATTCAGGGATTTAATTGCCTTTTCTAAACCTGTGGCAGAACGATCCGGTTTATCAAATAGCCAATCCCAAAACCCCTGTTCCATTGTTATTGGCCCGTCGATACGTAATTCATTTTCACCTGTATCAGTATTACTAACTAAATTCCAAAACTGTCTCAACTTTTATACACCTCCATTTCTTTTTATGCTCAACTCCTCAAATAACTCTAACGGAATATAATTCAAGCTTGCATTTCTGGTATGTCCTCCTGGTACATTAGGCATATCTTCAAGAGACAAAACATCATTAACGCTGAATGCTCCAATTTCTCTCATGTTTTTGTACCATTCTCCCCTCGAAGCTGTATCTCCCTTTAATTCAGCCATCATATTACGCCTTACTTCAAGCCCTTTACGTTTTTCTGAATCAAACAGCAACTTATATGTGTCCTCTTCTTCGTATTGAGTAACATAGGGATGCAATGTATTAACTACATATTCAATCCCATTTTGTTCATTCGATGAATAAGATTGCTTACCACTGTTAATCTTGTATAAAGGCACACCGTAAAATCTTGCTATATCCTCTATTGATACCGTCTTACTCTCTACAAACTGGGCATCTCGATTACTTAATGAGATAGGTTGATAGGATAATCCAAGGTCAAGTACTGCAATTCTAAAAGCGTTGTCTGTACCATTATGGATACTTTCCCATTCTTTTCTTATTTTGTCCTTGGCTGGCTTATCAAGCTCTGCATCTGCCTTTAACACACCGCTGGGTCTTGCATTCTGTGTATAAAGTTTATTCTCATAGTTTTGTGCTGCCTTAGCTGTATTAATGACATCACTTGCCCGGCTTAAAACAGAAATACCGGTTATTCCATCCTCTGAATAAGCCTTGTAATGAAGGATATCAAAGTTATCTAGCTTCCTAACCTCACCGGTTCTAGGATGTGTGAATATATACCAGAGTTTTCCACTATTATCTATCCATGGTGTTATGTAGTCCGAACATATAGGAATTAATTCTTGCGGTCTGGCTGTGTTTGGGCTTCTAACTATTAGTCCATATCCATTTCCTTTCATTAACACATTTGTTTGAATTAATTTTTTGTATACACTTGGTGTCATTGCTTCATTTGGCCTATCACACAATATACTTAATAACGGATGTTTTATATGATCTTTTGTATTGCTATCCATTACAAAGATTGGTAACTTACTTAATGAATTAGTAATACATTCCACACAAGCATTTACCGCGGATAACTTCATTGCTCCCGTTTGCGTAGTACCTGTAGTAACACCAGTCAACCACTCTGTAGGGTCATTTAAAGTCATATTTCCCTGTGTCAAACTATCCGAGTTAGTTATATTTCTTATGGCTCTATCAAATATCGTTTTAATCACCACCTTTCAGCCTATATTTTTATGATTTGCTCCAAATTATTGCTCCACCGATAAGTAAGCATCCCATTACTATAAAACCAAGCGGTTCAATGATTCTGTAACATCCATATGAGATACTTATCGCACCAGATACCGCTAATATGTCTGGAATGAACTTATATAACTGTTTAATCCCATTTGTTATAGATTCCTTGTATTTATGCATCACAAACTCCATTCCTCTGAATTGATTCTATCATTTAAGCTGGTCACTTCATTGATTAAAGCCGTTGCCATCGCTATAATCCAAGCTACAGTTACATCAATACGTCCTACTGACTTATTTTTCATTGGCTTTAAGTTCTCATTTCCATCCGTGGCAACTCTTATATTTCCAAAACACCATCTTGCACAAGGGTTTTTCTCATGTTTGAGTTCTTCTTTGAGCAATAGCTCTTCAATCTTTTTCATGGCTGGTGACATATTTTTCATATCTTGTGGTATTTCTGTTACTGCAATATCACTTTTCATAACATGTTGAGTAAGCATTCTTGACAGATAAGGGTCACATCCTAGCATTTTTATTTCGTACTCACTTGCTACTCTATATATTTCAGATTCTACAAAATCAAAATCAATGCAATTTCCAGGTGTTGTCTTAACATATCCTTGTTCTACCCATCTTTCGAAATCAACATGATCTCTCCTTGAACGCTCTCTCATTTTTTCATCTGTAATCCATGGTAGAAACAATGTATACCATTTATTCAATCCTTCTTGTGGTGGGAAGAGCAAAACTAAAGCAGTTAAGTCGGTTGTGGTTGATAAGTCCAGTCCAGGGTAGCATCTCTTACCTTTCAAATCTGGCCATTCAGTTTCATTTTTATCGTATAAGGTTAATGGTAGCCATCCAACTGCCTTGGTTGAAATCCATTGATTAAGTCTTAACCACCGGAACAACCTTTCTGAATAATCACTTTGTCTTGCATCTAATGCCTCTTGCCTGAGAGTATCTATTTCAATAGTTTCGCCCAGTGAAGGGTTGCATTCATACCATAATGCCTCGTCATATATATCTATTTCTTTTATTTTATCAGGGTCAGGATCACCGAGTCCATAAATAATAGGCAACCAAACAGGATTATCATAATTCCCATCTGTGTTGCCCTTTCTGTATTCAGATATTTTATATGCTTTTTCATGTATTTCCCAACCAATGGAACCTCTATCTGGGTCATCTCCGGCAGTGGTAAGTACTATCCAAACCGGCTGAAACCTTGCAGAACCAGAACCAAACGTCATGATATCCCACAATTCACGTCCCGGCTGTGCATGTAATTCGTCAAATATAACACAGGATGGCTTATATCCATGCTTTGAATAGGCCTCTGCCGACAATACTTTCATAAAAGTACCGGAAACTTTATCTTTTATTTCCTTAGTACTTTCCTTTATCTTGGCTTGCTTACTGAGTGTCTTATTTTGCTCCAACATACCCAAAGCTGCATTAAAAATAATACTGGCATTTGATTTATCAGCAGCTACAACATATACTTCTCCATGCATTTCTCCATCTGCGAATGTGTGGTATAATCCAAGTGCTGCAGCAAGTTCAGACTTACCGTTTTTCTTAGGTATTTCAAGATATAAATATTGATATTGTCTAGAATCATTATCTCTAACATTCCCATAAAATTGTTCAAGTGCGTTTTTCTGCCATTTTAGTAAATCAAAAGGTACTCCATACCATTTACCATCTACATGTTTTAGGCATTCAACGAAGTTGATTGTAAAATCAGCATATTCCTGTTTGTACACTATCCGCGCTTTCTACTCAACAATTTTTTCATTTCATCTTCATCATCTTCGGTATTCACTTTCTTTGGTATGGAGCGAAGAGCAGAAGCAACGGTCATTATATTTTCTTTTTCTATGTCAAGTAACATCTTTCTTTTTGCTTGAATCTGTGAATCAATAGCTAACATGCTTTTAAGTGATTCGTTATATGTTTTTGAATATGCCCGAATTATTTTAGCCCTTTCTTCTTCCGGTGCATTGTCAATTTCATCATTAAATGCTTCATCTAAACGCTCTATTATTTCATATAAACGTTCTCTTTTTAACTCAAAATCTGCACATTCGGCCTGCAAAATAACATATCTATTAATTACAGATTCATATAACGCATCATTCTTTTTTATGTTTTTGAGAAGTTTATTTATTCTTAAAAATTCTTTATGAGCGAATTCATTGTCTTTAACGATCTGGCGTTCTTTCAATGCAACTCCGCTTTCCAGGGCTTCTTCTTCTCTTTTTCTCTGTTCTAATTCTGCTTTTGTTCTATGGCTTTTATTTTCTGTAGACAAGACGGTAAATGGTTTTGGTGGTGTTGGCATATTGAGAACTCCTTTCTTTAAATGTTGATGTGGGAAATTGTTTCACGTCGAGG